GCAATCTATAGGTTTTCTGCATTTATGATATTCACCATCTAAACAATCTCTTGTTCTATGAAATATCCACCCATATTTAAATTTAACGTCTTGAGGAAATATCCATGCCCAGTTAGTATTATCTCTAATAATTTCATAGGCTTTCTTGTTAGTTAATTTATTCATAACTTTTCTTTCCTTTTGTATAAAGTCTTTCAGCTATGTCATTACAAGAATTAAAACTTTCAAATGTTAATCCAACTGTAAAATGTAAAATATCTGAATAAAGTTGACTTGAACTTT